TTGTTATTTAATCTGTCATACAGTTTCAATCCACGTTGTATTGCATCTATCGTTGGGTGTTGATGTATGTTTGGGTCAATCCTTAATATGTCTTGTGATAAAGCAATCTGATTAGAAGCATCTCTTGTAAGAGTTACATCTATTTCAGTATTAAAAGACCAACCTTCTGATTGAATCTCTTTATTAAATTCTGTAAGAGTTGATTGAGCTAGTTTTACATCTACAGGAAGTGTACCGATAAGACTGTTTACAGGTGCTTCTCCTATAGCAGCCAACATAATGTTGATTGCTTCAAGCTCAGTGGTTGCAGCTACAGTCATTTTTTAGTACTTTTTTATTTTAAGTGAGTCTCTCCCACCTTTCTTTTTTTTCTTTTTAGATGAATGATACATAATAAAAAAAGGGTATCTAATAATAAGATACCCTATAAATTGAAATTAAGAAGCAGATAGCTTAATAGTAGCTGCACATTCTGGTCTTAGGATTCCATGACCAAGTGCGTATTTTGCAACCATTAATGTACCTTGATACATAATTCCGTAGTCAGAACCAGAGATCTCAGTTGTCATGTCCATAAGTTTTACTGTACCAACAGCAGACTTGTGGAAGACAAGACCAATAGTTTTACTATCGTCACCTGAGTAAGTGTTGTTCGCACCACTTGGGTTAGAAGATACGTTACTCTGAGGTACGTTGTTTGACATCATGATGGGTATGCCAGCAACTTGTTGTACCTTACCAGAAGCAAACGAACCATTACCCTGTGGGTTGAAGTCAACGTCTACAGTTCTTGTAGCAGACTCAGCAAGTTTGTAGTACTCAGCAGGTGGCAATACACAGAAACGATCTGTTGGAGGAATGTCTCTTTCATCAAATGTCTGTGCAATGTCATAAATAGCTGCTGCTATCTCATCACCTGTGACGTTTGCTGAAGCTGTATTACCAGAAGCAAGTGTTAATACAAGACCACCATTACCACCACTAAGAGTAGTAGAAGCTCTGGAAGCGTTTGCAATTTGCTTGGCTACGTTTTGATCGTATGTACGAGCAAGTGCCTTACCTAGTTCATCAGCGTAAGTAGCTCTTACGTCATAATGATTCTTGAGTTCATCAATGTTAGCAATGAAACTCTGTGCAATTAGAAGATCATCAATGTTGATAATCTTTTCGTTTGCCTTGATTTGGTTAGCACCAACAAGAGGAGTTCCTACTGTATGGTATGCAGCAGTAGCAGTTCCTAATACTGGGAACTGTGCTGACTTACCACTTGTGATAGTACGAACTGAATGAAGTTGCTCGTTAAAAATGTTATTTCTGGCAAACGCAGTTAGGACTTCCCCCGAAAAAATTTTCAGAAAAAGTGCGTCAAACGCTGTACCAGTATTATTAACCAAACCAAGGCGTGATACTGTGGCGTTAGCCATAGGAAAACTCCTTGATTAATGTTTACAAATTTGAGTAACTAACTTCGTTTCAATCCTTTCTCTCAAGTGGTATCTGACGCATCAGGCACAAGGATATTTAGATTTCTACTTTGTTAATTTATGCAGACCCACAATTCCACTTGCGTAGTGCAAGAGCTTTGCGAGTTAGCTTGCCATCTTTTTTTAATGGTCCTTTTACCTTAGACATTCTTGCACAAAAAGATTTCCTTCTTGCTTTTTGTCTAGGAGAAAGACCTGTCTTTTTAGTAACAGGAGCTTGCAAGTTTCCACCTGTTGCTCGGTTGTATTTTCTCCGACCTCTAGCAGTAAGACCACCTGTGGGGTCTTTATCTGCTTTAGTCATTGATACACCCTTAGACATAAAAAATGTAAGCTACTTAAAATATAACACTTTTACGCAATCTTTAAACTATTTCTTTTTCTTCTATGTTGATAGGTGATATTTTTTGAACTTGTTTTTTCTCTTTTAAATCTAGCTTTTTCTTTGCTACTCATTTCACTTGTAGTCTTTGGAGTCTTACTACTAACTCTCTTTGATGGTCTGCAAGCAGGGTAAGGTCTGCCTTTTTCATTTTTACCTCGGCCACATTTCTTGCCTGTTTTGACATCAACCCACTTTTCTTTAAACCATCTATCAAGACTCATTTGCCTACATCTTTTTGTGCTTTGTTGTGTGCAGCTTTGAATGAAGAACCTTCACGCATAAGCTTCTTCATCATATCCATGTGTTTTTTAGAATGATGCTCCGAATGTTTCTTCAGAGTTCTGATTTGACTAAGACTAAGCTTTGCCATTTTTCTTTTTCTTTAGTCTACGAACTAATAAAAAATCTTCTTTAGTGAGTTTACCATCACCAGTTTTATCAAGATTCTTTTTTTGTTTGTTTGTTAGTTTTTTCATTTTAAGAGTAACCTCCACCAGCAGCCTTATACTGCCTTACAAGTTGTCCACTTGCATAAGCAGAAGGCCACTTCTTTACAGTACGTTTTACTTTAGCTTTTATTCTTGCGTAAAGTTTTGGATTTGTAGGTTTAGCCATTACCGAATACGTTAGAACCTGCTAAACGTGCTTTTACATTTTCTGTATAAGATACGTCTTTCTCCCAACGAGGATCAGACATAGCAGTTACTACTTCTGCTGTAGATCTAAATGGTGTAGGTCCACTTGCCGAAGCACGACCTGAGTAAAGACTTGGTTCAACTCCCATAGCGTTATTGTATTGTGAATAGATACCTTGAACAGCCAACTTAATAGCAGGTCCATCTCCTGTATCAGTTAACTTATTAAAGGCTTGGACTTCTTCAGAAGGTAGATTTTCTATAGCCCAAGAAACCATTTGACCATAGCTTTCATCTCCACCTACTGAATCTTTTATACCTTGTGCATCTACTTCACCTGCTAAACCAGCATTACGAAGACCATCTAAATAGGTATCAACAATTTGTTTTGAGAAGCCAGCTTCACTTAGCTTGCTGTAATCATCTTCAGTAATTTCATCATTCTCTGCAAAGCGATTTGATATATCTACTGGATCAATACCAACTTCTTCTAGTACCGAAGCAAGGCCATCTCCATAAAACTCTTCTGCATCAAATTCAGAATCGTTGGTTTCTGTTTCTTGTTCTTCTGTCTCTTCTTCTGCTACACCTTCTGGTTCTTCTCTGGTTTGATCTATAGCACCAAGCTTACCTTCGAGTTCTTTGTAGCTTCCTACCAAATCCTCTACAGTTTTAAACTTACCTGCATACAGGCCATTGTCTTCTTTTAAACCTTCCAAGTCTGAAGCAGACATTGGCGGTGTCTCTGAAACATTTACTTGTGATGAAGTCATAGTGGTTTTCTTTTAACTATAGTGAATTGTACTGCCATGTCTAGTAATAACATCACCAGACTTTTCGGGTACAGGGTTTTCTTCGTTAACACCTAGTTCGCTAACGATAGCTTTTTCAGAGACAAACTTTCCGTCTTCATCTCTTTTTCTAGACTTCTTAGTTGGCATCTTGAGGTTCCTCCGTTGGTAATTTTTGTGAAGCATCAGCTAATTTTTTGGGATCAACTAATGGTGAGCCTAAAGCAGCAGGTCCAAGACTTTGAATAAGCTGCTGTTGTTGTGCAGCTTCTTGTTCTGCTTGGATTTGTTCTTGTGTTTTTACTAGGTTAGCAGTATCTATACCGATACTGGTAGCTAGTCTTTTAACCGCTTCATCTACATTGACGTACTGTCTCATTACATCTGGTCCTAAAGCTTGAGCTACAGTTCCTATAAACTCTATCAGTTTGTTTCTATCATTACCCCTACCAAGTCCTTGAAGTCCTGTCACTATCTTGGGTTTGACCAGTTCATCAGGCAGCTTGGGAACTTTACCCTGTCTTACCAGTAAGTGCATACGTCTTCTAAGATATGGTAATTGAAACTCTTGGGTCAAGATACTATAGATACCACCAAGACTATTCTCTAGCTCTTGTGCCATAAGATTTATCTCGGCTGCTGTTACTCTTTCTGCGTCACGTTGTACTGATCTTGCCATCAAGAAAGCAAACTCAAGTCTTGCTTCTATTCTTTGTATGGCACTAAAAGCAACAGAGAAGTCTGCACTCTTACCAACTTGCATGACACTTATATCTGCTGCTGTACCTTCTCTTACTGCTCCATTCGGTGCTTTGCTTATGGTTGCTGCCCTTGTGACACCATTCGGATTGACTAGAAAAAGCGTCTTCGCACTAGCAGCAGCACCTTCGATTATGGCTTGCATTAAAGACTCAAGACTAATCAAGTCTCCTCTGTATTCTTCAACATAACCTCTACCATAATCTTCACCATCAACCCTAATAAATCTAAGAGGTAGCCAAGGTGTTACATCTACTCTTGATCTACCATCTGTATTTGGTATCTTTTCTCCTTTACATTCTTGAAACCAGAAGACATCATCATTAATCCTTTTTATATGTGTATATATATCAAGGTCATCTGTCATTGTCTTAGCATCATAATTCTCTTTTTTCTTAATCTGTTCTAAGAAAGCAGCAGGTAAAGCTTGTGGGTGTATTGTTTCTTTAGTAAGTATTTCTAATACATTACCTACTTCATCACGCTTACAAACAAACTTAGATAATGGAAATACTTTAAGACCTGCATCTGTTAGATATAACAAGACATTACCTGATACGACAAGATGTTTGATAGCTTCAAACATGGCAACCCTATCATTAGATATTTCTATTTGATTCATCAAAGCATTTTCTATTGTGCGTAGTCCTTTATCTATCTCACTCTGCATTTGTTCTTGCCCTTGCTTTCTTATCTCAAGAGCATCTATTTCTAATTTAAAAAATGCTGTGCTTGGTGGCAGCAAAGTCATTAATAATTTATTTGATAAGGAATTGACACCACGACTACCAGTAGCTTGGAAGGGAGTTTTTATCCTCGCCCTTGTTCCTGATGTCTGTTCTGGTATCAAGCTAGGTATCGTTAGCTTTGAAGATTCTTTTGCTTCTCTATCGTAGACAGACCTACTACTAACAAGTGCTTCATACCTACCTGCTGCGGTTGTGCCTTGTGCCGAGTATTCCATATTAAGTTGGGTAGTTTAAATCTCCACCTTTTTGGTTATCAAGCAATGGTATCTGTAAAGATTTAGTTCCCATCTTTCTACCCATAGCAACTTTTGTATCAGCAGCTTGTTTCTTTTTTTGTTTACCAACAACAACTGCATCAGCAGTATCTTCTATAGGTGAATCAACTGGTTCGGGTGCAGGTGCAGGTGGGGGTGATGGTCGTGATCCGAAACACATGGCAGGTGTATATTATTTTTTCCTTATACTAGCATGAACTAAATTAAAGTCTTCTTTTTAGTTTGCGTTAACTTTTGTGCTGTAGCAATAGTTGGGTTAGAAAAGTTTTTAGTTTCTTTTTGTTTTGCAATCTTAAGTGAGTCTGCTGTTTCAGTTTTTTTCTTTTTCTTTTCTAAACCTTCTTGTTCGCCTGTAATTACAACAGGGTCATTCTTACTTTTGTACTTTGCAACTTGTGGTCTTTGATTACCACCACCACCAAAACACATAGCTAGTTCTCCAATACTCTGTTAGTTAACATAGTTTCTTTTTGTCTTAGTTGCTGTTCGATTAGATAGTCAACAACAGACCTTTGCCCTGCACGATACCATACTTCTCGGTCTGATAGCGATAGGTCTGGGTGTCTGTTAGGAAACACAGCATCTAAAGCTTGTATAAGTTCGTCAGTAATTACAGGTAAAGACACAAAAATTAAAGAGCTATATCTATATTATATGTTAGTCTGTAGATAGCAAGGAGTGGTTACCTTGTT